CCCTCAGCGAAGAGGGTTTATATAGACTATGGACAAGAATATAGGGCAGAGGAAGAACGAGCAGTACAGAGGGTTTTTGACGTCTATGAGAAGATAGTAGTGAGCACGAGTACAGAACTCAAGGACATCTTCATCCCAAACCGGAATCTGACGTTCGCATCTTTGGTCGCAACGTACTACAATCCAGACATCATTTACATGGCAGGCTTAAGAGATGATTACGTGGTAGATAAAACTCCGGAAGCATTTCGAAGAATGTCAGCTATCATCTCGGATTTTTGCCAGAAGGAAGTGAAGGTAATCTCGCCTTACTGGCATTTGACTAAAGGGGAGATAGTTGAACAATTCTTGAAGCAGGGTGGAGATCCTGCGATACTAAATAACACATATTCATGCTACAAAGGCGTTCGTGGTGGTTGTGGCGATTGCCCAGCTTGCTTCAGGCATTTCGTTGCTTTGGAATCGAACGGCATTCCTCAGATTAAACCCACTTGGAGAATAACGGAAGAATATCTCAGGAAAATCCACCGCTATGATTCCAATAGAATTGCGAGAACGTTGATCGCTCTAAGCCACTTCTATAAGATAGCAGCTTTTGATATAGATGGCGTTCTATGTGAGGAAGCTGGCCCATACGAGGAAAGAAAACCGATGCCGGATGAGATCGACAAAGTAAACAATTTTGAAGGAATCGTTATTTTGTTCACTTCGAGGCTCGAAAGCGACAGAGAGGCAACAGAGAAATGGCTTGCAGCAAACAACGTTCATTATCATTCGCTGATAATGGAGAAAATTCCTTACCATTCACTTATAGACGACAGGGCGTGGGCGTATGAAATATGATTGGGCAAGTATAAAGAAGGACTACGTTCAAGGCATTGAAGCTAGCGGCGGTGTTATCTATCCGACTTTTGAGGATTTGGCAAAGAAATACGGCTGTAACCATGGTTATTTGCGGGTAAAAGCGGGAAGAGAAAAGTGGACCGACCAGCGAGACACTTACAAAGCAAAGATAGAACAGAAAATTATAGAAAACAGAACCAACAAGCTGGCGGCTCAACAGGCAGATTTTGATTTTGATGTCTTTCAAACCACGAAAGTTCTTATGAATATGACGAAGCTCCGAATAAAAGAGGTTGGGAATCAGGCGCAGAAAGGGGAATTGCCTTCTTTGAATGAGCTAGATCATCTTGCAAGGGTAGTGCGACACTTGCAGGAGATAGGAAAGAGAGCTCTTGGAGAAGAGGGAGTGATAGACGATTCCATTAAGATTCAGATTGAGAAGGTATGAGGATAAAGACGATTGGAAAGATTTATGATTGGCTGGAATTTTCTGGTGCAAGAATTAACATAATCTATGGCGGCGCAGGTTCTGGGAAGTCCTATACAATAGCGCAATTCTTACTTTTTGAGAAGTTTCTCAACGAAAGGAATAAGCGGATACTTGTGTCTAGGAAGACTAACCCGTCACTGAAGGATTCTGCGTATCTCTTATTCCTCGACCTGCTAAACGAGTATGGAATTCCGTATCAGCACAACAAAGCAGAACAGAATGTTTCATTCAACGGAAACCGCCTTGTATTCAGGTCTATGGACAATCCGGAGAAGATAAAGTCGTCCGAATATAACTACATTTGGCTGGAAGAAGCAACAGATTTCTCGGTTGACGACTTCAGGCAGGTGGCGTTGAGGCTAAGAAGAGCGACAGATACTGAAAATCGCCTCTATTTGAGTTTTAACCCGATCTCAACGATGAACTGGGTGTACAAGACTTTCTTTGAAAAGCAGTACCCGAACTCGGCAAAACTAAAGACCACGTATCAAGACAATCCTTTCTTGCCTGACGATTACGTGAATTCTTTGGTGGGCTTGAAGGACCAAGACGAGAATTACTACTTGATATACGCTCTAGGAGAGTTCGGTGTACTGAAAAATCTTATCTATAACTTCCCGGTTGTCGATACTATTCCAGCTCATTTTGATGAGATATTCTGGGGGCTTGATTTCGGGTTCAACAATCCCACTGCCTTGGTAAAAGTAGGTCTCTACGATGACGTTTACTACGTGATAGGTGAGGTATATAGGCAAGGATTAACCAACTCTGACCTAATAACCATACTCAACGAAAAAGTGGCAAGAAACGAAAGTATATACGCAGATTCGGCAGAGCCAGCGAGAATAGAGGAAATCGCAAGGGAAGGGTTTCGAGTGTATCCGGCAAAGAAAAGCGTTCGAGACGGAATCGATTTCTTGAAGTCTCAAACGGTGAAAGTCTATCAGCAATGTGTGAATGTACTAAAGGAAAGCCAAACGTACAAATGGAAAGAGGATAAGAATGGGAATGTGTTGGACGAACCAGTGAAGTTTAACGATCATGCGATGGATGCTATTCGTTATGCGATCTATTCGCAGGCTCAAACGAACAAGATAAGCACCGCTAGAATCGATTTGTGAGGTGTCCAATGAATAATGCAGCGATCGGTAGGTTCTCTGATTTGCTCGCTTCGTATCTAGGAGAATATGACGAGCAGTTTTGTAAGAAAAACTCGCTCTTTCTCTCATATGACGCAGACGGCAGGCTTGCTCATACAACCAGACCAGTGGTCAAGTTGCAGGAGGAGATCATAGGTACCGACTTGAACTTCATTTTAGGCGAGTACCAAACGATAAACTCAGAGCAGGAAACTCCCGAACTTGACGAGATTCTTCAAAGAAGCGAATGGGATAAGATCAAACGGCTTGCGATAATGCAGGGGTTAATTCTTGGCACGACTGCTCTGAAGGTAGGAAGAGACGAAGAAGGAAAGGTAAAGATAGGGTTAGTTAGGCTGACGCAGGATTACTTGTATCCAAGAAAAGAGAAAGGCGAAATCGTTGAATGGAATCTAGTAAGCAATGGCGTTCAGGAAAGTTTCACGAAGGATAGGTACACAAGGAGCGGTAACAATCCAATGGATGTGCCCAACCAGTACAAAAGATTCTGGATATTCGTAATCCAGAATAGACCCTCGCTACTTGGCGATTGGCAGGGAGAATCGGAATGGGAAACGATAGAACCGATTATCAATGAAATCAATTCGATTCAATCTCGAATCTCAAGGATAGAGGATATATACGCAAACCCGAAAGTGTTAGTTACAGGTTCGGACAAAGCGTCTTTCTCGAAAGATGACAATGTATGGTTCATACGAGATGCGCAAGGCTCGATCTCAATTCTTGAGTATCGAGGGGATGTAATGACGACAATGCAGAATCGAGTTAACTTCCTTCTCGATGTTCTCAAGATGAAATGCCCTGAGCTGATGCTTAACGATCTCGGTCCAGTTTCAGGGTATGCGCTAAAGCTAAAGATGCAGAGGCTGATAAAGAAGATCGGGCAATTGAAGGAGACGTACTTCCACGCCTTTGAGGAGATACTAAGCCTCGCATATGAGATGGAAACCGGGAAGAAAGTCGATTTCACGATAGTTTCCGACTTGACGATTCCAACTGACACCCAGACTCTCATTACCGAAATGGTAACGCTGAATAGCATGGATATAGTATCGAGGAGGACGATTGCCGAGGAGCTTGGATATAATTTTGATGAGGAGCAAAAGAGGCTATCTGAAGAATCGAAGTTTTTCGAGGTGAGCGATGAATTACGACAGACTGACAACGCAAACCCTGAACAGAATACGTAGAGATCAGGAAAAGTACATAAAGGAGCTTCAAGACCTCCTCGAGTCAGGACAAACGCTCACGCCGAAAACGGTTAAGACAAAAATCAGAAGAGCAAAAGAAAGACTCGGAGATTTCGAGAAGGAAGCTCTAAAGGAAGTCAAGGATGCCATAGAGAAGGCGTATAGTGGCGCTCTAAACGAAGTTTCTGATGAGCTAGGTATAAGGCTCAATATAGATGCTATCTCGCCAAGGGAGCTTGAAGAACTCGAAGATTTCGGGTCGTACTATATGCACAACTATTCAGATGAAGTTATTAAAAGCGTGCAGATGCAGCTTCAGGTAGGGATGCTCAACGGCGAAAGTGTCTCTGATGCATATGAAAGGATACGACCGATAGGTAATGCGGTAGCGAGACCGAGGGTAATGATACGAGATCAGGTCTCTCTTGCTAGGCAGAGAGCTATTGTATCCGCTTATGGAGCGACAGGGCATCCGCAAGACTTCGATTACTACTGGGACGGTCCAGACGATGAGAGGACCACCGAGGTATGTGCGGAGAGGAAGGCACACAATCCTTATACTTGGGAAGACGTCAAGAATATGGACCCTCATCCTCACATTCAGTGCAGGCACAGATGGAGAGCCGTTCCTAAGCAAAGGGTTACTGCTAAGAAGGTTGTCGAGGTTGACGATGAGTTTGTTCCAGACTTTGCACCTCCTGATGACAAATACGCCGTTAATAAGGATTTGGAGGCTGAGTTAAAGAAAGAGGCAAAAGAGGCTTTTGATAATGTCCCTGAAGGTTATAAGCCGTTGGTTAAAGAGTCTATGCAGGCGTATTCCGAGGATGCTTTTGCAGATATGAACGGTATGCTAAGACAAGAGATAGGTCCGTTTGATGATTATGAGTTATTGACTGATGCTTGGGGCGGAAGAGAGGACATTGAGGACTACATTTCCGGTTTACATATGGTGGCAGAAAAGAGCAGCGCGAAGCATAATTTTATAACGTGGAGAGGAACTTCTAGCAAGGAATTGGACGCGCTGCTTGCTCCCTTAGATGATGTTAAGGACTTAGATAAGTTAATAGGGCAGTCGTTTACAGATAAGGGATTTTGCTCGACCTCGATACAGAAAGCACATGCGGAGTACTTCTCTAGTGGCCAACAGTATTTTCTGGAGATTGAAGTGCCTAAGGGAGCTAAAGGCGTATATTTAGAGCCGTTTTCAATGCACCCTGGTGAGAAGGAGTTTGTGCTTCAAAGTAGGACACGGTTCACAATAAAGGATATTAAGCGGAGAAAAGACGGAAAAGGCTACAATCTGATAGTTAGGGTGGTGGTAGAGTGAAGAAAGACGATATGGTTATGGAGTTTGGGCAGTGTGTTTTCTGTATTCATAACCGGGGAAGAGGAAAGTGCGATGTGTTTCCGGAAGAGGTTCCGTTGGATATTGTGCTTAATAAAGTGGATCACCGGAGACCGATTAAAGGGGATCACGGAATCCGGTTTGAGCTAGATCCGAAACTAAAGAAACTATTTGAGAAACAGAAACCGTTTAAGGAATTTGATAAAGAGTAGTGATGCAAGACACCTCCTTTGTGGTCCGAACGCTCGGAACGGCGAAAGTGGGTTCGACTCCCACTCCGGGCGTAAGCCAACCGAAAGGTTGAGTATTAAGTTGCGTTTCTTGTGTTGACTCTTTCTGTAAACAGAGATTAGAAAGGCTGCTCGCCGAGGTTCGACTCCTCGGGTCTCTGTTAGCCAGCTGAAAGGCTGAGTATTACCGGCAAGAAGGGCGTATAACGTCCTATTTTCACGTGAGAAAAGGAGCATAACATGATTACAAGATTAGGGGAACATCTTCTGTCGCTGGATGCTGACACCGTTACTGGGGGCAGCGGAGGAGCAGAACCTGAGAACCAGAATAATGAACCTACGGGGGCAGGATCTGGGGCTGAGGAAAAGATCACTCTAACACAAAAAGAACTCAACGAAAGGTTGCAAAAAGAAGCAGACAGGCGAGTAACAGAGGCAATGAAGAAGTGGGAGAAGAAACTAGAAGAAGAGAAGGAAAAGCAAGCCGAGGAATTAAGAAAGAAGGAAATGGAAAAGATGTCTGAGGCTGAGAGGGCTGCTGCCGAACTCAAGGAAAAACAGGAGAAGATAGCAAAGAAGGAAGCAGAACTCAAGAGAAAAGAACTCGACATCGAGACTTCCAATCTTCTGGTTGAGAAGAATCTTCCAAAAGAACTCGTCTCTCTCTTCGCTGATGTTCTTGATGCAGATAAGAGAAACGCCGCTATTGAACTGATTGAAGTAACCGTGAAGAAAAGCGTGGAAGAAAGAATCAAACAGATGGAGAGAGGAACTTTCTCGCCCGAGACAGAGATAAGCTCATACGTGAGAAAGAGACCTCAAACAATTTTTGACAAGATCAAAGAAAAAAGGGAGTGATTGAATGGCTAGCAAGGAATTCCTAAGCGTTCCCGAATTCGTCAAAAGCGTTCACTATATGCTCGGAGGTCCGGGCACACTTGACCCTTCAGCCTCATGGGTTGACGAGAATGGCGATCCGATAGACTACGCGAAGAAAGGAACGGTACTTGGAAAGGCTACTGAAACCGGGCTACTGGTACCATACAACGATTCAGGCTCAGGTGGCGAAGACGTTGCGGTAGGTATTCTCTGGGAAGACATTTCGTTCGGAGAGAACGGGGAGAATGCAAGCGCAGTCTATATGATTCATGGAAGGGTTGATGAAAATCAGCTCATAGGGATAGACGCAAACGCAAAGGGTGATCTCAAGCACATAGTATTTGAGAGCGCAAAGGTTGGTGCTGTGCCTCTTTGGAGCACTTTGAGTGGTACTATCACTAACGCTGCTGGAGGGGCTGCTATCAGTGGAGCCGTGATTACTATAACACTGCCTGATGGTTCTAGTGTCTCTGGTACTACTGATACGGACGGGAAATACAAGATTGAGAATCTGCCATACGGAACGCTTGCGTATCTGGTAGAAGCAGCCGGTTTTAATGACGTCACTGGCACGGTAGAGATCGGCTATAATGAGGAAATTACCCTCGATGTCGAAATGACAGCCTCAGGAGGTTGATGACAGATGGCTTACGCATTGAAAGATTTTTTTGACGGTAGGGTTATCCTCCCATATCTGAAAGCAAGGGAAGAGAAACCGTACGTAACGGAGTCTATACTTCCATATAGACCGATTCCAGATCTTGAGTATGAGCACTTGGTTGGCGACTATCACAAGCCTATACTAGCTTCTTTTGTTGCCTTCGGTGATGAGGGAGTTTACAGGGGCAGAGACGGAATCTCAAAGTTTGTCGAGAAGCTGAGACCAATTAAGCAGTCGATGAAGCTTGACGGAGAGCTGTATATAAAGTACAGAACGGCAAGCAACGTTGACCCGCTCATTTCAAGATTGTTCGATGATATTGGTCTCGTCTATGACGGTGTGAGAGCGAGAACCGAAGCGATGAGATGCCAGATACTGTCTAGCGGGAAGCTTAAGGTATCGGAGAACGGAGTAAAGTTTACCGTTGATTATGGAGTGCCAGCAGAAAACAAGGTTACTCCAACAATTAAGTGGTCCGATACCACAAACGCTAAGCCCATAACCGATATGCTCAATTGGCTTGAGAATCTTGACTGGACTCCTGTTGGCGGGATAGTCTCATCAACGATAATGAGATATATCCTCCAGAACGAGAACGTCAAGACAATGGTTTGGGGTTCGGATAAGGCTGACAGACCTCTTGCTCCAAGCATTCTCAACGACTTTCTCATGACGTACGATCTCCCACCCCTAGTGGTTAACAAGGATAAGGTCAGAGACATAGACAAGAATGAAATAAGTCTATGGACTGAGAACGTCATGACGTGGGTTGGAGACGAAATCGGAGACACCCTGATGGGTCCGACTGAGGAATCGGTGCTTGGTAAAGGCATCGTCAGAAGCGAGAACGGTATGTTCGTTCAGGTGTATGAGCAGGAGAAGCCTGTCGGTATATTCACGACTGGAACTGCTACCTCTCTCGTTGCTCTCCCAGGCGCTGATAAGATACTCATAGCTACTGTAATCTAAAGGGAGGCGGAAGCCTCCCTTTCCTCTGGTGGTGATGATATGACGGAAGTCGAAAAGCTGAGGCTTTGGATAAGCGATCAAGAAGAGAAGATATTCACTACTGCTGAGCTTTCTGAGCTGCTGGCGCAGTATCCGAGCGATAGCGAAGAAGACAGGATTCAGAAGGCAAGAGCCGATGCCCTCGAAATCATCGCTTCTGACATACAAAAGTGGACTTCATACAGCGTTGGTGGGCAGTCGGAAACCTTTTCAAAAGTAGAGATCATGGAGATTGCGGCGAAGATAAAGAGGAGATACGGCTTTGTCGGTGGAAGGCTATGATGTGGAAATACAAGGATCTCACTCTGATATATGAAGGCAGGAAAACGACAAACCTTGAGACCGGCGAGGAAACGTATGAAGGAAGAATCGAGGAAAGCGTGAAAGGCATAATTGTTCCGATCTCCGCCGAAGATACAGCAAAGGGCTTTCAGATAGGATCGTTTGCTTGCTACTGTTCGCTGCCTTGGAAACCCACAATCGGCACTTGCTTTATACAGCACGATGACGACATATTTCATATCACCAAGGTTGAGTATTGGGAAGAGAAGGATCTTTACGTGCTGGAGCTGAGACTATGAGCTATGAGTTGGGGCTGACGAAGGAAAGCATAGAGGAATTTCAGAAGGCGTTGCAAGCGATAGGGGATAAGGCGAAGGAAGCGGCTACGAGAGGTCTTGGAAACGCTGCTGTTGAGTTAGAAGGCAAGGTTACTAAGAGGGTAGCCGAAAACTCTACCGACACGGGGCAATACCTTCAAAGCATTTCTCACGAGATAGAACCTCTGCTTTCTCAGGTCTTTGCTACTGCCGCCCATGCTCCATACGTAGAATTCGGGACCAGAGCGCATCGACCGCCTTTCAAACCGATCTATGAATGGGCGTGGCGGAAACGAAAAGATATAGGTTTGAAAGACAAAGAGGTTTCTGGCTTCGCAATGGCTGTTGTGGATAAGATCGCAAGGCAAGGGACAAAGCCAAAGCACGACTGGCTTGATTCGATAGAGGAAATGCAAAAAGATTTTGTTGACATTGTGATGCGAGAAGTCAGGGAGGCAATGAAATGAACGAGATAATGGGGAAGTTTGCAAAGTATCTCTCTGATAACCTAACTTTCGATGTTGTTGTGGAGGACACAGAGGACCTTCTTGCCAGAAAAGAGTATGTGCTTCTCGAATGGTTTTCTCGAACTCACGATGAAGCTGTTGGGAGTGAAACCCACGTCTTCAAAGCACACGTTCAGGCGTATTCTA